AATATCAGCTAATAAATAACTAATAGTCTGGTAGGGCCTTAGCCCTTTGGCTCTACCAGACCTACAAAGAAAGGTACAAATATGCCGGCTACTTATGTAACAGCTGCAACACTTAAAGCATCACTTGGCGTAGGCACTTTGTACGACTCTTACACTTGGATAGAGGACACCTGCCAGACGGCGCAAGATTTAATAAATGGTTTTCTATGGTTTGACTCTGCACCGGTGGTGGGAACTGCGTTAGTAAGTAACGTAGCTACCGTGATGATAGCCAACCCCGGCCTATTTACTACTGGCCAAACCGTCACAGTAGCCGGGGCTGGCGCTACTTTTAACGGCAGCTACACAATTACTAGCACGCTACCTTTTAGCTCTGGTAGCACTAGCCTTTTACCAGCTTTTAATTTACAGCTAAATTATTACCAATACCCACAGGGCTACAGCTTTATACAATATGCAAAAACAGCTAGTGACCAAAACTTTAGGCGCGTAGTACCTAGCGGCACTATGACCGGTGAAGATACAAAGACCGCTAGCTACGCTAACACGCCTGCTATAAACGCAGCTGCACTTATGTTAGCTGAGAATATCTGGACTAGCCGTTTTAGCACACAAAACGGCGGCGTAAGCGTAGACGGTTATAGCCCTAGCCCGTTTAAGATGAGTAATACTTTAATGGCATCTATACGCGGTTTGTTAGCGCCTTACTTATCGCCTAACGCTATGGTGGGATAATGCCAGCCGCGATAACTACACTACGCAGCACTATAGCCGCTGCCTTAGCTAATAACTCTGTTTGGAGTACGTTTAGTTTTCCACCTAGCACAATAGTAGCTAACAGCGTAGTAGTAGCACCGGCAGACCCGTACCTCACGCCTAGCAATAATAAGCAAGCGACTATATTGCCTATGGCTAATTTCAAAATTATTATGACCGTGCCTATGTTTTCTAATGAAGGCAACCTACAAGGCATAGAGGACACAATAGTAGCCGTGTTTAATAAATTGGCTGCTAGCAGTATTGTATTTAACGTTACCGCTGTAACTGCACCTAGCGTTTTAACGCTGCCTAGCGGTGACCTGCTAACAAGTGATTTACAAATATCCGTACTAACGAGCTGGAGCTAAAATGGCACTAACAGATGAAGATAAAGCGTTTCTTATCAAGATAGGCCAAGAATTGCCTAAAGAGGTTAAAGAAACAAAGAAAAAAGAAACACCCGTAGAAACAACGACAACAGAAACAGAGGTATAACAAATGGCAATTTTTCTATCTAACGGCGTAGTAGTTACGCTTAATAGCGTGGACCTATCGGACCACGTTACTAGCGCAACTATTAACCGTAGTTTTGATGAGCTGGAAGTAACAGCTATGGGCGATACAGCTCACAAGTTTGTCAAAGGTTTAGAGGCAAGCACTATTACGCTTGATTTTCTAAATGATAATGCAGCAAGCGGTTCAGGTGCAGTACGCGCCGCGTTGCAAGCTGCGTGGGGTACTACTGTAGCGCTAACACTTAAACAAACTAGCGCCGCTATATCTACAACTAACCCAGAATATCAAACTACAATTTTGGTAAACAATACAACAGATATTAACGGCGCTGTTGGGGATATTGGCACACAGAGCATTACATTTACTTGTAACTCACCTATCGTAGTAGACACCACACCATAACTAAAACAAAGGGGCAACAATGGCAAAACTTAAAATAACAAGGGCAGACGGCAGCGTAACCGAGCATAAGATTACGCCCCGTATTGAGTACGCCTTTGAGCTGTATGCAAAGAAAGGTTTTCACAAAGCCTTTAGAGATGATGAAAAACAGAGCGACGTTTACTGGTTAGCCTATGAGTGCCTACGCACTAGCGGCGAAGTAGTAAAAAGTTTTGGAGCAGATTTTCTAGAAACCTTAGCTAAAGTTGAGGTACTAGATGATGACCCCCTGGAATAGTTGGGCGCGGTAGTTTTGGTTATCTTATTGCACAAATTGCAGTAGAAACCGGGATACCGCCCCAATACTTATTAGATTTAGATGATGTAATGTTTAAGAATATATTAAAGGTTTTAACAGACAGAGCTAAGGCGGTGCAAGATGCCAACAGAGGTAGAAAACGCGCTTGAGCTTAGACTTGCCTTAAAAAAGTATATGCCAGATTTAGCTAAAGAAACTCAAGATGAAATGGCTAATGCGCTACGCCCTGTAGTAGCTAGAGCTAGAGGTTTTATACCGGCAGACTCAAGATTATTAAGCGGTTGGGTTAAAGGCACAGCTAGTATAGATACTATTAACTATAGGGCTTTTCCAACCTTTAGTAGTAGTGATGCTAAGCGCGGTTTAGGTTATAGGGTTACACCGTCTAAGCCTAATAAATCCGGGTTTGTATCTTTAGCTAGAATACAACAGGCTAACGCGGGCGGTGCAATTTATGAAACTGCCGGGCGTTTAAGTCCAAACGGTAAAAGGCAAGGCCCAATAGTAGACCGATATAAAAATGGGATTTATGACCAGACTACGCATACCGGTAAACAATACTCAACAAGCCTAAACCCTAATGCTGGACAGCAATTTGTAGATAACTTAAAAAGTACCGGGCCTTTAGTAAGTGCAAGGCCTAAAGGTCTTAAAGGCAGACCAAGCCGTAAACAAACAGGCCGCGCTATGTATAGAGCCTACGCTGAAGATAACGGCGTGGCTTTAAGAGCTTTAATGAAAGCTATAGAAAATGCTAAATATAAGTTTGAAGAAAAAATGGGTGCATAATGGCTACCGAATTACTAATAAATATAGTTAGCCAAGCAACGGGTAAAGGCTTTTTAGAGTCTGAAAAAGCAGTAAACAAGTTAGAAAAAAAGGTAAAAAGTCTAGGTAAAACTTTAGGCATAAGCCTTGCTGCCGGCGCTGCATTAAAGTTTAGTAAAATCTTTGTAAAAGCCTTTGCAGAAGATGAAAAGGCAGCCGTACAATTAACTAAGGCTGTAGATAATTTAGGTTTAAGTTTTGCTAATCCGTCTATAACTAAGTTTATAGAAGGCTTGGAAAGAACAGCCGGTATATCTAGAACTGAGCTTAGGCCAGCATTTCAAGATTTATTAACTACTACAGGCTCTTTAACTAAAGCGCAAGACATATTAAATAAATCTATAATTATTAGCCGAGGCTCTGGCCTAGCGTTATCCACAGTAACAGAAGATTTAACTAAGGCTTATTTAGGCAGCACTAAAGGTTTGGAAAAATATAAAACAGGGTTTACACAGGCAGAGTTAGCAGCTAAATCGTTTTCAGAAAACTTAGAAATACTTTTAACCTTAAATAAAGGCGCGGCAGATGATTATTTTACTACTACAGCATTTAAGTTAGAGCTATTAGCTTTAGCAGGTGAAAACGCTAAGATAACAATAGGTGAAGGTTTAGTAGAAGGTCTAGGTAATTTTGCTGGTAGCGGTGAGGTTAGTGATGCACAATTAGTTATAGATGATTTAGCTACAGGATTTGCTAATGTATTAAAAACGGCTGGAGCTGCACTAGGATTTTTAGCGCGTATCCCGGAGTTTGGATTTAGGGCAATAGGTCTAGGCGCTATGTATGATAGACCAGAAACAGTACTAAGCAAAGAAACACAATTTACAAAAAAGCAAAAAGAAGTAATAGCTAAACTAGATGCAGCGGCAGCAAAACGCGCTAAACAATTAGCAGACCTTGCCAAAAAGCAAGCTAACGCCGAAGTATTAAAAAGAAAAGAAAAAGAAAGACAAGCCAAGCTAGATAAAGCTGAATTAACTTTAGGCAAGGGTGAAGATGTATTTGACTTAGATAAAATACAGGTACAGGCGGCGTTACTAGCTAAGCAAGAAGAAATAAATAAACTAGGCGTAAATGCTACAGACCAGCAAAAACTACAGCTAGCTAATGACCTTACCCGCCTATCTGTTAAACAAAGTATGGCACAATTAGAAGAAGCCTTAGCGGCATATCAAGCGGCAACTACTGAAAAAGAAAAAGAATTAGCAGTAGTAGAGGCTACCCGCCTTGCTAAAAAACTTAACTTAGATTTAGCCATATTAGGGGTATTGCAAAATCAAGAGTTTAAGTTAAAAGACATAAATAATGTTTTGGAGAAAATGCAACCTAAGAAACTTATAGACATAAATAACCTAAATGATGCTTTAGAGATACTAGGTAAAATGGCAGGTATCAAAGTTAATATAGGTGGTGGCCCGGGGGCTGGAGTAACTATTGGCGGTACGTCTGGAGCAGGCAACGGCACAGGCGCGGGCGCTGGCACAGTAGCTAATAGACAAGGTTTTTCCCCGGCGTTATTGGCTACTTTGCTTAGTGCTAACATAGATGTAGATACTTTGTTTACTACGCCTATAGGCGCTGAAGGTGATTATCTAATGCAAAATGCACCTGTACGCATAGAAATTGTAGATAGAACTAGCGGGCTTATTGAAGTAGTACAAAATGCCGTTATACAAAATAACCGATACGGTAACGTTTTAACTTATGCCGGGGCGATACCTACAGTATGACGTTACCTACTGTAAACGCGGTTATACTT